GTCTTGTTGCAGCAGATACCGATATCGCTCTTCATGGTGGTCTTTCAAATGGCTATGCAATCAGTCCTCAGATGAGAGGTATCCTCTTGTCAGCACTTGACAAGAATGACAGACCTCTGTTTATCAACAGCGTTTCAGAGGGTGCAGTTGATCGTATACTCGGACAGCCTACTCATCTCACCAAGGGCGCATTTGTTTCAGGTTCTCCTTCAACAGTTGGTGTGGTTGGTGATTGGACAAAGGCTATGTATGGTGTTGTTGAGGGTGTTGATATCAGCTTTTCAAGTGATGCAACACTTAAACTGGCAGACAATTCAGTTATCAATCTGTTCCAGAGGAACATGTTCGCAGTAAGGGCAGAGATCGAGATCGGTTTCCGTGCCGATACATCGGTATTCAACAAGCTCACTGCATCAAGCGTTCCCTCAATCTAATGGTTGAGTTTATAAATAGTTTCACAGGCACTTTAATGCAGGTAGCGGATGAGCGCAAGGATGAGTATTTGGCGGCAGGTCATAAGCCTGTCGCTGATACTCCAAACGCAAAAGAGCCTGTCAAGGAAGAAAAGCCTGTTAAAAAGACAGTTAAAAAGTCAGCAAAGAAATAGGTGATAAGCATGGCATACGCAACAGTTGAAGATGTGCAGGCAAGAATGACAAGAGATATGACAGCGGATGAACAGGCTATCTGTTCGACTCTGCTCGATGATGCGGCGGTGATGATTGATGCATACAACGTCAATGCGTCTGATGATGCAAAGAAGGTTGTATCCTGTCGCATGGTTATTCGGGCATTAGGTGATGGCGAGTCAAGTGGTGTTCCAATGGGAGCTACGCAGGGTTCAATGTCGGGTCTTGGATATTCGCAGTCATGGACGATTGGCACAGGTGGGTCAGTCGGTGAGTTGTATCTTGGCAAGGCTGAAAAGAAGTTGCTCGGAGTTGGTGACAGGATTGGTTCATACAGTCCTACGCAGGAGCTTGTACCGCAGGAGATTATTCCATGAAAGGTATGACGATTTATCTCGTTCAAAAAATTCAGATTGGTGTTGATGAGTTCGGTATGCCGATTTATGCGCAAGGGTCCTATCCGAGTGACTGCAGATATCCTGCGGATGATTTTTATCCCGGTGGAGATGCCGTACTTGAAGCGGTGGACGATTGTCTTGTTGGACAGCCATCTGCAGATGATGTGACCAATACGCTTGCTCTGTATGGTAAGAAGATTGCATACACGGTCGGAATACCAAAGGGCGATATGCATGATTGGGTTGATGCAGAGGTTGAAATTTGGGGTGAGCGGTTCAGAACAATCGGTTATCCCGAAACAGGTATACAGGCAAACATCCCATTGCGTTGGGGACAGAATATAAAGGTTGAGCGATATGGCTGATGTTAAGTTTGAATTAAATCTGCCCGGATTGAACGAATTGATGAAGTCACCCGAAATGCAGGCGGTGCTTGACAGTGCAGGTGCGCAGGTCGCAAGTATTGCAGGTTCTGAATACGAAGCAACACCAAGGACAGGTCGATGGATAGGTTTCAGCAATATCTATCCAATTAGTAAAGAAGGTGCAAAAGATAACGCAGAAAACAACACGCTTATCAAGGCACTCAGCGCATCGGGATTGAGGATGAGTAAATGATCGAAACAGTATTATTGAATTATCTGAATAGTGCAGGGTTATCCGCACAGGTGTACATGGAGCAACCGGCAAAGAAGCCGAGTGCTTTTTTTGTACTCGAAAAGACAGGCGGAAGTCAGACCAATCATATCGACGAGTCCAATTTTATCGTGCAGAGTTATGCCGAAAGCCTTGCCAATGCTGCGCATATGAACGAGGAAATCAAGCAAGCCATGTTTAATGCAGTCACCTTGGATGAAATTTCAAAAGTTGAATTGAACAGTAATTACAACTATACAGACTCAGCCACAAAACAGTACAGATATCAGGCTGTTTATGTGGTTGTTCACTATTAGGAGGAAAAGAAATGGCTAATACAGCAAGTTATGTTACAACTGGCAAGCCTAAGATAAGCGGTGGCATTTGGGTTGCTCCGAAGGGTACTACACCCCCCACGGATGCAACAACCTCACTTAGTGGCGCATTCACTTGTCTTGGCTACGTGTCAGAGGATGGTTTATCGAACAACAACGAGCTGACAGTTGATGCTATCAAAGCATGGGGTGGAAATATTGTATATCGTTCACTTACCGAGATGAATGACGAGTTCTCATTTGCTCTGATAGAAACCGAGAATGCTGATGTTCTCAAGACTGTATATGGCTCGGACAATGTTACTGTTAGTGGTGATAACAGTATCACGGTCAATATCGTTGCTGAAGATCCCGAGGAGCTTGTATGGGTATTTGAACTTGCACTCCGTGGAGGTATCGCAAGAAGGATCGTAATTCCCGATGGAGCCATCACAGCAAGGGAAGAGATTACATACAATGACAGTGATCCTGTTGCTTATGGTGTAACCGTCAGCGCATACCCGGATGCAAACGGTAAGACTCATGTTGAATACACGGAAGGTGTTTCACCGAGTGTATAAAGAGTAAAGGAAGGAAGAGTAATGGTTGAGGGTAAAACTAAGAGTGGATTTGAGTTCAAATATGATGAACGTATATTAAATGATTACGGTCTGTTAGAGGCAATCGGTGCGTTTGACGAGTCAACAGGGAAAATTCAGCAGGTGGCGGCGCTCAAAAGAATGCTTGATTATCTGTTGGGTGATAACAAAGATTCATTCATGGAGCATATTGCATCAAAAAACAATGGGTTCCGTCCTCTTGATGTAATACAGACCGAAATACTTGAAATTATATCATCATCTGAGAAATTAAAAAACTCATAATCCTCGCACATATAATCAATCGGTGCGAGGGTGAAATGGTGTGTGATTTCGCTCAACTATACCACATATTCAACTGGCGAGAGTTGCCGCCATTAACGGTTGCGACTCTTGCGGTTGGGTTGCCGAGAAATTCAAGAGTAAAAAGAAAAATTAGCGGTATTGATTTGGATTTGAACGAAATGATGATGGCAATGATGGTGGATAGTTTGAACATATTGATTTGGCAGAATACAAAAGACGGACAAAAGAACAGAAATCGTCCCGAGTCGATATATAAACGTCTTATGGGTTTGGATAAAAAACTCAAGGACGAGCTGATGTCATTTGACAGTATCGAAGAATACGAAAAATGGCGAAAAGCTAAGATGGAGAAATAGTATGGCAGATATAGGAACCGCTTATGTCAGAATAGAGCCAACTGCACAAGGAATATCGGGTAGCATCAGTAAGATGATTGATGGTGAGGCATCGAGTGCAGGAACATCCGCAGGCAAAAAGATGGGAAGTTCCCTTGGCGGCGCATTGGGTGGAGCATTAAAGACAGGCGCAGCACTCACAGCGGCACTTGGTACAGCAGCTGTCGGAGCAGGCACAGCACTTACAGGTGCGGCATCATCTGTTGCGGCTTATGGTGACAATATCGATAAGATGTCACAAAAAATGAATATGACAGCCGAAGCGTATCAGGAATGGGATGCAGTAATGCAACATTCCGGGACAAGCATGGAAACGATGAAAGCATCCATGAAAACGCTTGCTAATGCCGCTGAAACAGGAAATAAGGCTTTCAAAGAAGTTGGCATCACTGAAAAAGACTTGCAGACTCTTAATCAGCAGGAGTTGTTTGAGAAAACCATAGCAGGCTTGCAGAATATGACCGATGATACACAGCGGACATATATTGCAGGTAAGTTGCTTGGAAGAGGAGCAACAGAGCTTGGCGCATTGCTCAATACTTCTGCCGAAGATACACAAGCCATGCGAGATAGAGTACATGAGCTTGGTGGAGTAATGTCTGATGAAGCAGTTAAAAATGCGGCTGCTTTTCAAGATAGTTTGCAGGATATGCAGACTACATTTGCAGGCGTAAAAAATTCTGTAATGGCAGAGATGTTACCATCTTTTACGTCAATAATGGATGGTCTGTCATCGCTCGTGATCGGAGAGGAAGGAGCAAAAGAAAAGATTGTCACAGGTGTTCAAGGCATTGTGGATAATATCACAGAAGCGATGCCGAAACTGATTGAAGGATTCAGCACCATCGCACAGGCTCTAATGGAGGTTGCTCCTGAGTTAATCGGATCACTTGCAGAAGGTATTATCAGCGCAATTCCTGAGTTGTTGCCATCACTGATTCAGTTGGTTGGTGAAATAGGCTCGAAGCTGATTGAGCTGTTGCCGCAGTTGATAGAAGTCGGGATGCAGGTCATTTTGGAGTTAGCAAACGGTATCGCACAGGCTCTGCCCGAGTTGATTCCGACCATCGTTGACACCATGCTGATGATTGTTGATACATTGATTGCCAACATTGACCAATTAGTTGATGCGGCAATTGCTATTATGACAGGATTGGCGGAGGGTCTGATAAACGCTCTGCCCGAATTGATTGACAGATTGCCTGAGATAATCGTTGCGATTGTTGAAGGATTGGTTGAGAATGCTCCGAAGTTACTTGAAGCGGCTGTCGAGATCATTGTTGCACTTGCCACAGGTTTGATTGAAAGTCTGCCCGAATTGATAGCGGCTCTGCCGGAGATTGTAACCGCAATCGTTGAAGGAATAATCAGTCTTGCATCCGACATGATTGAGGCAGGCAAGTCACTCGTTGATGGCTTATGGGAAGGTATCAAGAAGAATTGGGATAATCTTGTTAAGAGTGTAACCGATCTGGGCAAGAAACTCGTTGATAAAGTCAAAGGCTTCTTTGAAATTGGCTCACCATCAAGGCTGTTTGCTGATGAAGTCGGTAAATGGATACCCGAAGGAATAGCGGTTGGTATCGAAGCCAATGCAGACAGTGTGAACGGTGCGGTTGATGAATTGGTATCTGATGCGATGGTTAATCCGAGCTTGAGTATGTTAAGTACGGCTCCGAACATGATGGGTATTGGTTCGGGTGCGGTTCCTGCGATGGCAAGTGATAATAGCGGAGTGATGGAGCTGTTGACGAGGTTCCTGCCGATTATAGCCGATGAGCTTGCAAGCGGTAATCGGATTGAGTTTGACGATGATAATCTGTTTAAGCTCGTGCGAAGGAAAAACAACGAGTTCATGAAAATGAACGGTGGTGTGTCGGCATTGGCATAAGGTGGAAATATGGCAGATACAGCGATTTTTAAGTTAAATACAACGGATTACTCGGCTCATGTAGTGGCTGAGAGTTATGCGATAAATTACGAGGATGTATATCAGGAGTGGACAGATGGTGGGCAGGTAAAGCATCGGGATGTGATCGGGCGGAAGTTGCGTGGCACCATGCAGATGTACTTCAAGAGCCAATCGGATTTGCAGACCTTCCTGACGGCATTGGTAAATTGTAAGACTACGGCATCCACATATCCTGTCCAGCTCAAGGCCAACAATGATACGGTTGATTCGTTGGTCGCAAGCAAGAATGTTTTTTTGGATTTCAAACCTGTGCGGAAAAGGGATGCGACATGGGCAGATGTATTTGAAGTATTTGAGGTTACTGTTGAGGAGCCGTAATGATAAACATTAGCGCAGCAGAAAAAGCAAAATGGGAATCGGGCAGATATGCAAAGGAAATAAAGTTATACTTTCCGAGCCTTAATCTAACCATTTTAAATAACGAGATTTATGGTGAATCAATGGTATTAAAGGAAAGCCTGTTTGATGGTAACGGTGCGCTTGAGATATTCGGGTGTGTAGCAAGCAGTTTTATGATTGAGATACGGCATCAGCCCCGTGAATTAAAAGGCTATCTTGTGATCGCAAGTATCCGTATTGATAATGGTAATTGGATGGCTTTATTCCGGGGGTACGTTGATTCGGTCGAAACGGTTAGAGATAGAAGTTATCAGAAGCTGACTTGCTACGATGCGATGCAGGCATTCGGCGCAAGGAATGTATATTATGACTATGACCAATTAGGTGATACGTTCACGGTTAAGCAACTGCGTGACACCATATGCGGTGCGGTAAATATTACGCAAAAAACACAGACTCTTGCGAATGACTCGATGGTTTTAAACAGAACCGTTGAGAGTGGTCAACTGTCATTTATCGATGCTATGAAAGCCATCTGTCAAATAAATGGTGTATTCGGTATCATCAATCGGAGCGGTCAACTTGAATATCGAAAAATAACATATTGGTATGATGTTTTACCGTATCCCTCGGATGATTTATTCCCGGGGGATGATTTATATCCGGGATCAATGGACTCATCAAATCATGAGTATATTGATGCATACCAATCAATTAAATATGAGGATTATGAGGTTGCATGTATCAACGAGGTCATAGTATGCGAAGGCAGTTCAGATGAGGAACCCGGTAGTTATGGCACAGGCGACAATGTTCTGCTGATTGATGACAATATCTTCATTGGCGATCTTGAAGAAGGAGTCAAGTACGATATAGCGGCAAATATATACAGCAATGTTGCTGAGATAAGTTACAGACCGTTTGATGTGAATGTACTCGGCAGACCGTATATCGAGGTTGGTGATGCGATAAGCTGTTATGTATATGATTATTCATCCGGCGAGCTTGTGACCTATGTCATGGCTTTTAGCATTCTGACACGTACACTTAAAGGGATCCAATGGCTGCGTGATGAATACACGGCAAGCGGTGAGAAATATCAGCCCGAAATCAAACTTGATAAGAGCGGTGCAAGCGGTGGCTCGGCTGTAAATGAGATCAAGGAAGATATCAAAGAGATAAATAACAGCATTGAGGATTTACAAGGAAACAAGCAGAATTTTATCCACCTTGATATCTTAGAACCTACATGGGATGCACCTGAGGGAGATATTATATTAAACAGCCGAGCGGTTGTAATTGATGCGCAGGATCACCGATCGGGATATCAGTATGTGATGTGGCGCAGAACAAATAACGCTTGGGAGAAAATGCAGGTGGCGCAATACAGCCAAGTTGACTTGCAGGCAGGTGTCAGCGATTTGCCGACAGGCGAAATATATCTGGTATATGAATAATGGCAAAAAAGGTATATATCGGGGTTAATCGTAAAGCCCGAAATGTTAAGCGCATATTGGTCGGCGATGAGAATGGAGTTGCTCGTGAGGTAATCAAGGGATATATCGGGGACGAGAACGGCAAAGCAAGGCTGTTTTGGCAATATGATAAATTCCAACATTTGCTTAAACAGAATTACGAGCATGATGAAACAGGAAGATTTACATTTGGGCTTGCTGATGTTGCGTCTACTGTAAGATATGCACTTGAACAGATGCTGTTGAAATATGAAGGTTCTGTATATCCTGTATTCATTGAGCAGACAAAGGCTCATTTTAATGAGATTGTGGCATGGTGTGTAAGGCATGTACCTGAAGGTGCGCAATTAGTTGTAAGTACGCTTGCAGGGTATTCATCAACAGCAGTTGACCGTATTTCATGGTTTGAAGTTTATTTGGATTGGATTGAAAATCCAACATTGGAACGGACAATAACAGGTAGTGATGTTATCAATGGATATAAAGCATATTATTATACAGATGAAAGTCCAGTATCGTGGAGTAGGATAAATTTTTCAATAAGAACCACTGGTCCAAATTTTCCGTCTGACCCTGTATCGCCAGGAGTTGTACCAACAGGTATAACGCAAGGTTATAATTTCATTGGGTCGCTTGGTGGTAGCCGAACTACTTTTAGGCAAACAGTAGTATCAAATTTTGGTTGCTATTTCACAGAATACGAATTACCACAAAGTGAATTTTATCCAAAATATCAAGATTATTTGTTGTATTGGGATTTCACCCTCACTGGCAATAAGATTGATTATAATCGAAATATATGGTTAATGACCGATAATACTATACAGACCAATCCATTGACAGGGCAGAAGTATATACTTACAACCATTACGTTACCTGCTTGGATTGGCACGCACTTGTTTGCTGATTTGGAGATTGAGCTTTGGTTAGGTGGTACATTGTCGCTACATAATACATACAACGAACAAACAGAGAGGTTTACTTACTATGATACTACGCTGTTTACATATCGTGAGCGATATTTCTTTGATGTAAAGCGGAATGAAAATAATAAAGCATACGGTGCATGGCGGTGGTTTCAGACTGATTTGGAAGAGCAACACGAATGGGAAGATCACGGCATTGGCAAGTTTACTTTTAATGTAACATACGAAGGTAAGGTCGAAAACGATTCGATTGATTATAACTACGAAGTCAGTGCGGCTGATGAAATACAGATAGGTTGGGATAGGAGTGCATACCAATATCCATTTAGTTTGCAGGTTTACGCAATCGGAGTAAAGCGGACACCTATAAATCCTGCTGATTTGTATTTTTATGCAAGATACAGATTTCAACATTCGCCTGAAGGAACGGATATTCAGTATAACAGAATAGTCAGTGAATCAATGGCTGATTTTACAGAGTATTTAGGTACAGATAAGACTTTTATATTTGCGTATCAAGAATCAACTGTAAGTCAAGTATATTGGCAAATTGACCTTCGTAATTTTGGTGGATACGCAAGGACATATATCCGTTCCCCCGGAACAAATGGTCATACATCAAGAATATACATACCTGTGAATCATATTGCATCTGCAAATGGTAAATATATGAGGGTATCTGCAAGGGCATATAGTTATACAACATATTTGGAGTTTGGAGTTGCTTATATTGATGGTGACAGCCTTGTGGAAAAAACAATTGCACCATGTTCACTGACCACGAGTTTGGAAAAGTTTTACGGTCAGATAACAAGCCCGACAGTTGATTATATGTGGTTTGAGGATAATGGTGATGGAAGAACAGTAATGATAAGTACAGTTAAGATATCTGATACGGAAGATGAAGCACTACATTGATCTCAAGAGCTTTCCGGCTCTTATTTTATTGCAATAAAATGAAGGAGGAAAAAGATGGCTTACACAAAGCAAACATGGGCAGACTTGCCCAGCAAAACCACTCCGATAAATGCCGAACGATTGACGCATATCGAAGATGGGATTTTTGACGCTGCGCAGACTGCGGACACGGCGGCGAGTACGGCAGGCACAGCGGCGGCTAATATCGGGATAGTGTCGGGCAGGGTCGAAACGCTGACGGACAGAGTTAATGGCTTAGATACTGCCGTGAGCAACAAGGTTGACAAAGTCGCAGGCAAAGGGTTGAGTACGAATGATTATGATAACACGGACAAGGGCAAGGTAGATTCCCTCGGCACGGCCGCGGCTAAAAACGCCATAAGTGTAGTCACAGATAGTAGTGATTTGGTAGAGAGTGGGGCAGTGTGTAGAGCAATAGGGATTGATTTTAAGAATTTATTTAATCCCACATTAGACAGTAAATTAGGAAGCGTTACCGTAGTAAAAAATGCTGATAATACATACACGGTAAATGGCACAGCACAGGTAAACACTTCTTATGATATTGGTACATTTACTTTTAAGGCAAATACTACATATATGTTGAGTGGTTGTCCGACAGGATTATCTAGCGAGGTATACCTTAGAGCTTCAAACAATGACTTTACTATACAAAAACAGGATAAAGGCAGTGGCATAGTAATATCGTTTGACACAGACACTACACTTAATATCAATATAAGAGTAGGCACAGGACAAACATTAAATGATGTTGTATTCAGCCCTATGATTGAGTTAGGCAGTGTAAAAACAACCTATGAACCCTACCATGCAAGCGTAGAGGAAAGCAAGTGCGACAACTCCGTAATAGGCACAGTAGAGGATGGAGCAAACCCGACAAAAGCATATGCGGTTGGTGAGCATATGGTAAGGGGCAGAAAGTTCTGTACTGTTACGGTTGCGGTTACTACAAGTAGTACATGGACGCTTGGCAGTAATTATGTTGAGGGTACTATTGCAGATAATTTAGTTAAACAGGCTACGTTCAGTGGTACAACAACAGCTTCAGGGCAGTTAATTGTGTCTGACGATAGTACAAAAATTATCGTGGGAATTAGACTAAACAATCCAAATGTAATAACCCACTTTTATACAAGGTCGGCAGGAGGTACTACCGCATTATTTACTGATAATTCGCTACAAATAAAAGCAAACGAATCAGTCAGTGGAACATATTATTATATTTAAGGAGGGAAAATTGATGAATACTAAATGGTACGTAATTTACACAAGTAACGGTAACTTAGCAATCGAGGATATAACAGAGCATGGTTCAAAGGATGCGGCAATCGCAAAATATTTTGACGTGTGCCATCTTATGTTTGCAGATGCAACGGTTCAGACAGCAAGTGTAGTCATCTTGGACGCATATATGAACCGTGTTGAAAACTACCATCAGGATGTTAACAAGGTGGTACAGGCACAGCCGACAGAGGAATAAACCATGAATACAATAAAAATTCTTATTTTGCTGTTGATAGTAAATAACGCATTTATTGGTTTTTTATTACTCAAGCAAATAGAATGCTTAAAATCCATATTATATGATGTGGAAACAGCATTAAAGAAATTGTATTGGAAAGATAAGGAATAAACCCAACACGCACTATGCGTACCACGTTGGGTATTTAATCAGCACAAGCGTTACACCATGCTATTTGCTACTTGCCGATAGTGAGGGGTGGTTGCTGAAAATCTAAGAAACGCTTATCGGGGAATGGGGCAGTAATGTCCTGTTCCCTACAATCAAAGAAAATATTTAGGGGAGCGAATATGGAAACAGTAATAGCAAGTGTATGCACAGGCATTGTAGCCATTATCACATGTGTCATAAATAATAACGTGCAGAGAGTACGTGAACAGGCAGAAATTGAGCACAAGATAGATTCTATCAATGCCAACTATGACAAGCAAACTGCACTCATTACTCAGCAGATTGTATCTCTGACGGAGCATGTGAATAAGCATAATAATGTTGTTGAGCGGTTGTATGACGTGGAAAAGCTGACTGTACGGTTGCAGGATATGGTTAATGAGCTGAGAGAGGATGACCGCAGATGATTAAGGCTATATTACAAGTTATCGGCATACTACTACTTGAATTTGCTGTTTATTACATCGGCTTGCTGTTTATCGCTGTTATTATATTTAGTGGGGGACATATACCGTTATGAGCATTCTGATTGCCGTTTTGGGCGGTCTGTTTTGGGGTTTAATTGTTTACTTTATTGTTAAATTTTTGGACGGAGGAGAATCATGAAACTGAATAATGGCTTATACGGATTATTGAAATGGCTGTGTGTTATCGTACTTCCGGCACTCGCCACATTCATCGTTGTTATCTCTAAGATTTGGGGCTGGGCTGACCTGGGCACCATGATCGCTCAGACTATCACTGCGGTTGCTACGTTTCTGGGTACGATACTTTGCATCAGTAACTACAATTATTATAAAAAGGATGGCGATTGATATGGACAGGTTGATTGCTATTTGCTCAATTATCGGCATAGGCTTATTGGGCATGGTTATTGGCATCTGTATGCATGACGAAGATGACGAGGGATAACTATGGGATATACAGCATCACAGGCTAAACAATTTATCGAGCATATTGCTCCGATGATACGGGCAGAGGGGCACAAACGTGGGTACAAGATTGTATCAACGGTAATTGCTCAGGCCATCATCGAAGGAGCGGCAGGAACAAGCAGCTTGGCAAAGAATTATCATAACCACTTTGGATTGAAATGCGGAACCAAGTGGAAGGGAGCCTCTGTCAATCTCAAAACCAAAGAGGAGTATTTGCCTGGCACTCTGACCACCATCAAAGATAACTTCCGGGCATACAGTTCAGATGAAGAGGGTGTCCGTGGATATTATGATTTTATCAGCACAAGCAGATATACAAATCTGAAATCAGCCACTACTCCAAGACAGTATGCCGAAATGCTCAAGACAGATGGTTATGCCACATCAAGTACCTACGTTACAACATTGACATCAACGGTCAGCAAGTACAATCTTGACCGATATGATACATTAGACTGCTATGACGAGATCCCGATCGGGAGCGATATGCACCCGACATTGCGTAAAGGTGACTGCAATGACTTCGTTCGGGCATGGCAAATATATCTCAACGCTCACGGCTATGATGTCGGTAAAAGCGGATGTGATGGCAAGTTTGGAAGTGACACCGAGCGAGCTGTCATGAGGTACCAACAAGACCACGGAATTGAAGCCGGATATGTCGGGGCTAAGACGTGGGCTACACTTAATTAGGGTTTACTTTTATTCCATTCTTATACTTCACTCCTTTCATAGAGGGAGCCTGTTATCGTTACTTGGGGACGGTAGCAGGCTCTTTTTGTAGTTTAAGTAAATCATTTAAGTGCTATTAAGTGACAAATACGCAGAATTGGTATGTAACGTACAAGTAACACGGTACCTTTCAAAGTGGCATAAATCTGCACTGTGCGTATCTGCAATTATTACGCATAAGGGTATCCGCATTTACACTGAATGCCGTATTTATGCGGTTTGTAGCTATTTTCATGTCTAATTAAATCCACTTAAAATTGAGTTAATTTGAGTTTATAAGTAACAAACATGTAACAAGCAAGTAACAAATCAATATTCAAGTTTGTCGATTGCGGCGGTCAATTCTTCCCGGGACAGATGGGTATATATCCGTTCCGTGATGTCATCGGGAGTATGGCCGAGTAGCCGCTTGATGACAAGATGGTCAACACCAATCTCACGCATTCTTGAAGCAAACGAATGTCGGGCATCATGTGCTTTATGCTTGTTAAGCCTGTTAAGGTTCTGATTTAAGGTCGAATGAGCGTAGCCGTACAAATTACCACCTGCGCAAAAATAAGCCCTAAAAAGGGGCAATATGCGCTTGTGGATGGGTATTCCACGGACGGAGCAGTCATTTTTGCCGAATTGGATGTCAAGCCATCGGGTATCGTAATCAATGTTATCCTCTGTTAATGTCCGCAATTCCTTTGTTCTCATGCCGGTATAGAGTAGTATCAGCGTAACTACACACCACCATTTATCTGTGTTATCCCACAGAAAAGCCATTTCTTCTGCCGTGAATACATTTCTGACAATCTCAGCCTTTTTACTTTCAGCCTTGAGATATTGGCTCTGATCCTTATTAGTCAGCTCATGTATCAGGGCATATTTGTACACACGCTTGCAAACGGTCTTAATCATCGGTTTTTGGGTTGTTTCGCAATCATCTATACATTTCTGCATGTGAGCGAGTTTAATCGATTTTAGGGGCATCTGCGCAATCGGAGAGAGGTATCTGAAAGCGGCTTGATAGTTCCGTATGCTTGCGATCGGGATCTCGGGCTTAATGCGCTCATACAGCTCCGCAAAGGTGACATCTTGGGCATCAAGGTCGAACGGATCGTCATTGTATTGAGCGAGTGCCGATATCGCTTCTTTTTTCGTTTTGTAGTAGCCAAGCACCTTTTGTTTCTGTTTGGCTTTCATGGTATCCTTGTCAAGCTCCCATCCAGTGGTTATTCTGACCATGTAAGGGCGGCGGCGGTTGCCCGAGAGCTTTGTAATGCTGCCGTAAGAGTTTGGTAATCTCATTTAGTCACCATCCTTCCATTTGTATTCTTCTTCTTTTATTTCTTTTTCAAGTTTATCAATTCTGAATTGTATCTTTTGTTTCTCTTCTTCTAATTCCATCAATTTTAGTTTGCGCTCGTTGATATGGTCGACATACTTTTCATATTCCTTGTGTGGCTCCCATCCGAATAATTGATTTGGTGTCACGGCTAACTCTTTACATATCTTTTCGATAGTATCAACATCAGGTGCATTATCGCCACGCTCCCAATTAGATACAACATTCTTGGTCTTGCCGATCCTGTTTGCCAATTCTTCCTGTGTCATCTTTCTGAATGTTCTGAAATTCTTGATATTACAATTCAAATTCCTCAACATACGTCATCAACTCCCTTCTTATACAGAAATATTTCCTTGCAATGTAAGAATAACAAAAAATTGACAATTTATCAATATTTCATACGCAAAGTACAGAATTTCATATTGACAGTACAGAAAGACTGTGCTATATATAGAAGTGCAGACATACTGTACAACAACATATAGAAGCACAAAGGAGGTGATAAGATGAACGTGCAGTCAAGAATTTCTGAATACATTGAGCGCATGGGCATTACTCAGGCGAGTATCTGTAAAAAGACAGGCATCAGAGCTGATACATTGAGCTTAATGATGCAGAACAAGCGCAAGATGAGGGCAGATGAATTTGAGCTTATCTGTAAAGCACTCGAGAAAGAGCCGAATGATTTTATCTTGGTTAAAGAAGAGGAGGTGCCAATGTGAACGAGTTGCTAAAAGTTAATGATGAAAATCAGACAGTATCAGCAAGAAGCATTTACAAAGAGTTAGAAGTAGAAAAGCGGTTTAGTGCATGGTTTGAAACCAACTCACAGGGATTTGTAGAAGGTGAGGATTTTAGAGGTGTGTACCTAAAGGTACAGAGCAATCAGTACGGCGGAGAAAAGGAAGTACAAGATTATGAATGTTCCATCGATATGGCAAAGCATATCTGCCTTATGAGCCGGACAGAGAAGGGTAAGCAGTGCCGACAGTATCTCATTGATATTGAAAAGGCATGGAATACACCCGAACAGATCCTTGCCAGGGCTTTAAAAGTTGCCGATCAGACTATCGCATCACTCAATAGCAAGATAAAGGTATTAGAGCCAAAAGCGGAGTTTTTTGATGCGGTTGCTGAGAGTAAAGATGCCATTTCGCTTGCTGAAGCTGCAAAGGTACTTGAGTTAGGGATCGGACGAAACAAGCTGTTTGAGTTCCTAAGAAAAGAAAAGATACTTCAGAGGGATAATCAGCCGTATCAGAAATATGTTGATTTGGGATATTTCAGAACGATTGAGCAGAAGTACACGGTCGGTGATGAGGTTAGGATCAATATTAAGACGCTTGTATACCAAAAAGGTCTTGATTATATCCGCAAGAAGTACAACGAGCGGTATTATATCGAACCAATATTGCCACTTGGAGGGTATATCGAATGACCATCCCAGAAGCATTAAAGAAATATCCAATACAACTATCTGCTCAACTTATCCGTGTGTGGGCGCAATCGGAGAGAGGGTGTCCGTTCTGTTATGTAATCAGAAGCGGAAACAGAAAAACTTATTACGTCAACGAAGCTCAGCTTCGGGCATTTATTGAGGGGAAACAAAATGGACAAAATGATTTACTTTGAATTTGGGGTAGTAATAGTCATGCTTGCCATAACTCTGTTCGAGTTAGGTCGGGCAGTTATATGGGAAGTACAGGACGCAATAGAGAGATTTAAGGAGGAGATTAACGAAGATGTGGAGTGATGAAAAGGCTGAGTTAAAGCAGAGTATCAAGCAGAGTTTTGTATGGGCTGTGTGGTATTTAGTGGCATGGTCGGGGCTGATGATCCCGGTTGTTAAGGTAATGATATGAAAGGAGATTGGTATGAAGGCAAAGTATGTAAAGTATCTGGTTAAGGGTGTGCAGGCTGATGCTCGTGAGGAGTTTGACAAAGAG